GTACGAGGAATTAAAAGGAGAAAATAATGCAAGCGAACGGAACCAAACTTTGGTTAGATGAAGGTGCAGTACACGCTACAAAAATGCTACAGAATCTTATAACTGTAGAAGAAAAAAGAACATTATCAGCAGCTGAAGAAAAACTTAAACAGATTACAGCTTCATATTGTTACTTATACGCCAAGATGTTAGAAATCGGAAAACTGGAGTCTGATGATAACTATGAAGTCTTTCCAGATGAGATATTGCATTGATAGAAATTAGTCGTACAGATATAGTTAGTGATTATCTAATGGATTTAGATCAAGAATCACGTTTCATAAAACTCCCAATCATGGAGTATTTAGAGCTATTAGGAATAGAACCTAACACATCTCAAACAGCAATCATCAATGCAATCAATAACCCGAAGTATCGTTTTATTACCGCGGCAGTTTCACGTCGACAGGGAAAAACATACATATCAAATATTATAGGACAACTTGTATGTTTAGTGCCTAATAGTCATGTACTATTGATGTCACCAAACTATTCATTATCGCAAATCTCATTTGATTTGCAAAGAAACTTAATCAAACATTTTGATTTAGAGGTATTAAGAGACAATGCAAAAGATAAAGTTATTGAACTTTCAAACAATTCTACGATTCGTATGGGCTCCATTAATCAAGTTGATTCGGTCGTGGGTAGGTCTTATGATCTCATCATATTCGACGAGGCCGCTCTCACAGACGGGAGGGATGCTTTCAATGTTGCGCTCAGGCCCACACTAGACAAAGAAAACTCTAAAGCAATCTTTATATCTACTCCAAGGGGTAGAAACAACTATTTTGCTGAGTTTTACTACAGAGGTCATAGCGATGAATTTCCAGAGTGGTGCAGTGTAAAAGCAACTTACCACGAAAACCCTCGTGTATCAGAGTCCGATATTATAGAAGCAAGAAAAACAATGTCAGCTAATGAGTTCGCCCAAGAATACATGGCAGACTTTAATGTTTATGAAGGCCAAGTATGGGCATTTAATCACGAAGAATGTATTGCAGACCTTTCACAAATCGACGTTAGTCAAATGGATGTTTTTGCAGGACTTGACGTAGGATATAAAGACCCCACAGCTTTCTGTGTAATTGCTTATGACTGGGATAATAAAAAATACTATCTCATAGATGAGTACATGGAAGCGGAAAAAACAACAGAACAACACGCAGCTCAGATTCAAAAATTAATTCATAAATGGGATATTGATTATATTTATATTGATTCAGCAGCTCAACAAACAAGATACGACTTTGCACAAAATTATGATATCAGTACTATAAATGCCAAGAAATCCGTACTAGACGGAATTGGACATGTAGCTACTGTAGTTGATAACGATGGGATAATTGTTAATCAAACTTGCAAAGAAGCACTCATTTCATTGGACCAATACCAATGGGACCCTAACCCTAATTTATTAAAAGAGAAACCGAAACACAACATGGCATCCCATATGGCCGATGCTATGCGTTACGCGTTGTATACATTTGAAACTACAGCCACAACGTTCTAGCAAGACCTACAAAAAACAGTTCTTGACATTTGCTGTATGTTTTTGTTATAATTCTAATTAAGAGTAGAAATATGAATTTCAAAAGAGACTTAGTTAAATACGTACGAGATAAAGCAAAATCGAAATATAAGAAATCAAGCGATTGTTATATTTGTGGTGGTTGCGAACAGTTAGATTTTCATCACTATTACGGGCTTACAGAACTACTAGAAACTTGGATAAAAAAGAAAAAATTAAATATTAGTAACGAACAAGAAATACTAGAGATTCGAGAAGCCTTTATTGATGAACACTACAAAGAACTTTACGAAGATACAGTAACACTCTGCCATAGTCACCATATGAAACTACATTCAGTGTATGGTAAACGACCCAAGTTGATACACGCAGAGAAACAAAAAAGATGGGTCGAGAAACAGAGAGACAAATATGGCATGGTATGATAGATTCTTAGGAAGAGATAGCGAGGAAAAACTTAATCCTTCGCAATATGTTATATCCCGAAATGAGGGAATGACCATTGATTCTCGTGAAGTAATTACTAACTACAGAAACGCTTATGAACAATTAGAAATTGTTAATAGAGCTGTCAACATGATTGTTGATGATGTAGCAGAAATTCCATTCTCAGTAGGAGAAAAAATAGTAGGTACTAATAATATTCTTAAGAATATAAGAAGATCTAAAGTAGAGTTACTACTAAATGTAGAACCTAACCCTTTTCAAGATATAAGTTCTTTTAAAAGAAACTTAATTATTGACTTACTAATAGATGGAAATATCTTTATTTACTTTGATGGTGCTCACTTGTATCATTTACCTGCAGATAAAGTAACAATCTATACTGATGACAGTACTTACATAGAAAAATTTACATATGACAACTCAATAGATTATAGTCCAAACGAGATTATCCATGTAAAAGAAAATAGTTTCAACTCCATATATAGAGGAGTACCAAGACTAAAACCTGCATACAGAACTATGCAACTACTTGCAAGTATGAGAAACTTCCAGGATAACTTCTTCAAGAATGGAGCAGTTCCAGGATTAGTACTTAAAAGCCCAAACACTCTTTCTGAGAAAGTAAAAGAAAGAATGATGCAAGCATGGAGTATGAGGTATAACCCTAATTCAGGTGGAAGAAGACCACTTATATTAGACGGAGGTTTAGAGGTAGATCCTTTAACTGATGTAAACTTTAAAGAATTAGATTTTGCAGAATCAATAAAAGCAAATGAAAGAATTATACTAGAAGCTATGGGAATACCACCCATCTTACTAGACGGCGGTAATAACGCTAACATAAGACCTAATCACAGATTATATTATCTAGAAACTGTACTACCTGTAGTTAAAAAACTTGGGTACGCACTAGAAAGATTTTTTGGTTTTTCACTATCTGAAGATGTAACAGGAATTCCTGCTTTACAGCCAGAGTTGAGAGACCAGGCAGCATACTATGCTACTCTAGTTAACACTGGAATATTAAGTGCTAACGAAGCAAGAGAAGCATTAGGAAAAGAACCTGTAGCCGGATTTGATGAGCCAAGAGTACCTGCAAATATAGCAGGCTCTGCCACAAACCCGGAACAAGGCGGTAGACCTGAAGAGGCTGCCCCAAGCGAGGAAGAATAATTATGACAAAAGATATGATGGTAAAGTCTCTTTCTGAGTACTTTAAAAAAGAAGGCGGCCCAATGGGTTTACCTGCTTATAAAGCAAAAGGAACTGATGTTCCTATTAAAGATTACTTATTAAGAAGAGCATTTGGTTCTTGGAGTAGAGTACTCAGCGTAGTATCAAAAAGATACCCAGTAGACATAGTAACTACACCAGAAGTAAAAGAAGCACCTGTTGAGAAAAAAGCACCTGCTAAGAAGAAAGTGGAGACAAAAGATGTCGAATAAAATTTATCATTGGACAAGTACTTTTAAATCACTAGGGGAATCTGATGATGGCGGTGTTGAAATCAAAGGATCAGCAAGTACTAATGGTCTTGACAGAGCTGGAGATATTATAGAAAGTGATGCATGGACAAAAGGTGGATTAGAGAACTTCAAAAACAATCCAATAATTCTGTTCAATCACAACTACGACAAACCTATTGGTCGTGCAAAAGATTTACAAGTTACAGAAAACGGTTTAGAGATATCTGCAAAGATATCAAAAGCTGCAGGTGATGTAACACAACTAATTAAAGACGGTGTCCTTGGAGCTTTTTCTGTCGGTTTCAAAGTCAAGGACGCTGATTATATGACTGAAACCGATGGATATAAAATAAAGGACGCAGAGCTTTTTGAAGTTTCTGTAGTATCAGTTCCTTGCAACCAAGGGGCAACCTTTGGCTTAAGCAAGTCATTTGATAGTATGGAACAGTACAACGAGTACAAGCAAACTTTTTACAAGGCTAACCCAGCAGAATCAGCAGACGCTGTTAATGTTGAGCAGCCAAGACGGGAGGAATCCCATAACATGGAGACAAATATGTCAAACGAAAAACAATCTCCTGAAAGCAATTTTGATTTAGAAGCTTTTGCAAAGAAAGTAGCTGCTGATACAGCTGCTGAAATTGCAATGAAACAAGCGGAATCTAAAGCTGCTGAACAGAAGGCTGCAGACGAAGCTGCTCAAAAAGCTGCCGATGAAGCTGAAGTTCAAAAAGCTAACGAAGTAGCTGATCAGGAAAAAACTAAAACTATAGTTGAAGCAGGTCTAACAGGAGCTGAAAAGCTAATGAATGACGTTGAAACTAGAGTTAAAGAAGACTACACTCAATTAGAGTCAGTAGTAAAATCTTTAGAGTCACAACTAGCTGAGAAATCAGAAGAAATCATGAACATCAGAGAGTCTAAAAGACATTTCTCTGACAGAGGTTCAAATGGTGACTGGAAAAAAACTTTTGAGCAAGATATCCTTGACGCAAAATTTGCTGGTTTAGCTACTGGTAAAGGCTGGGACAATGATGTAGCTAAAGGTGTAATGGAAAAAGTTAACGCACATAGTGGTGTTGCTGTTTCATCTGCAGACTTTGAGCAAGTTGTTTCAACAAACATCGAAAGAGATATTCAGAACGAGTTGGTATTAGCACCTCTATTTAGAGAAATCTCAATGACTTCTGCTAATATGATTATCCCAATCTTACCAGATGCTGGTTATGCTGAATTTACAGGCAACCAAGCAGCTACGGGTTCAAGCCCGCATGGTAACTTGCAAGAAAGAGGGGATTCTTATAACCCTGGTTCAGCAGGTGGGGTAGATATGACTGAAAGAACTCTTTCAACTAAGAAACTTATTTCACAATCATACTTAGGTAACGAAACTGAAGAAGATGCAATCTTACCAATTCTTCCTTTAATTAGAGAATCAATGGTGAGAGCAC